TGAGCGTACTCAATACTTTACTCAAAAGACTAAAGATAGAGATAACGCAATTGCAAACGATCCATTAAAGGACCAACATCCTAGTATGCCTGTTAGTAATGCTAGCAGGTCGCAAGTTAGTTTCGGCGGCAAGAAATCCTAAACAGATTTTTTTCTCCTTAATTAAAAAATTTTATCTTGTTCGCGGTGAACAAGGTATACACTTTTAACTACAAGGAAAAATCATGGTAAATGTAAACGCACCATCCGGTTTAAAACCTGTAGGTGAATCTGGTAGTAACATCCAAAACGGTGGAACTACTGAGTACGACATCAACCCTGGATTAGCAACAGCTATTTTCAAAGGTGATTTAGTACAGTTATTAGCAAACGGAACAATTCAACAATCAGCAGCAGGTAATGTTGACTGTGTTGGTGTTTTCAACGGTTGCTTTTATGACGACCCTACTACACAAAAACCTACTTGGTCAAACTACTACCCTGGCGGAATCACTCCAACAGGTGGTGGATTAATCAAAGCATTTGTCTACGACGATCCAAATAAGTTATTCGAGATACAAGGTAACGGTATCCTAGCAGCTGGTTTTCCAGCAGCAGTAGGAAAAAATACTGATATCGTGGTTACTAACGGAAATACAATCAACGGCCAATCAGCAAGTCAATTAAACGTACTTACTGGTAATGGTGGTGGTGTTCCTGCAGCTGCTGCAGCTCAATTAAGAATCGTTGGCATGTCCAAAGATCCTGAAAACAGCGACGCACTTACTGCTAACACTAACTGGATTGTTAAAATCGTTGAACACGTGTACTCTAGAATAGCTGGCGTATAAACCTAAGGAGATTGAACAATGGTTATTTCAAGAATGCAATTGGTCAAAGAACTCGAACCAGGCTTAAACGCACTATTTGGCTTAGAGTATGACCGATACGAAAATCAAGACAAAGAAATATTCGATACAGAATCATCTGATCGTGCTTTCGAAGAAGAAGTAATGCTTGGCGGTTTTGCCAATGCAGCTGTAAAACCTGAGGGTCAAGGTATTGTATACGATGACGCTCAAGAAACTTACACTGCTAGGTACACCAACGAGACTGTTGCTTTAGCTTTTGCACTAACAGAAGAAGCAGTAGAGGATAATCTTTATGATAAACTTAGCACTCGCTATACAAAAGCACTAGCGCGTTCTATGGCTAACACTAAACAGGTGAAAGCAGCAAACATTTTAAACAATGCATTTGCAGCAGCTAATCCTGGTGGAGACGGAGTTTCATTAAACAATGCAGCTCACCCTACACTTAGTGGTAACCAAACGAACACTCTAGCAGTTGCAGCTGATCTTAACGAAACTTCGTTAGAGCAGATGTTAATTGATATTGCTAACATGCAAGACGAAAGAGGAATGAAAATTGCTCTTAGAGGAATGAAAATGATCATTCCAGTAAACTTGCAGTTTATAGCTGAGAGACTAATGAAATCTGCTGGCCGACCAGGCACTGCTGATAATGACATCAACGCCCAAAAAAATATGGGAATGGTACCAGAAGGATATGTTGTAAACAACTTCCTTACTGATACTGACGCTTGGTGGATTAAAACAGATGCGCCTAATGGTCTTAAGCATTTTAATAGAGCACCTATTAGAACTGCTATGGAAGGCGATTTCGATACTGGCAACGTTAGATACAAAGCTAGAGAAAGATACAGCTACGGCTGGTCTGACTGGCGTGGTATCTTTGGTACACCAGGAGCATAAATCACTTAGGAGGGCGGAATTATCTGCCCTCCTTACCCTAGAGTAAATTAGTTGTGTTGACTGGCTAGGCAGACGGTATAGAGACAGCATGACGAGATTGGCCTATACAGCCAAAGGAGATTATTATGGGTATAACTACCTTTTCAGGTCCAGTAAAAACTGGATCAATAACTGCTACAGGAAACTCAGTTTTAAGTAGCGGAATTCAAAATACACATCCACTAGGGAATGTGGCAACACAAAGACACATGTTTCCTCTTGCACCAGCTGCAACAGGGATCGCATTAGCTCAAACATACACAAGTGTAAGACCATCTGATGGTAGATTCCATTTAAATTTAAATGGTGCACAATCAGTAACAGGCGAATGGGCTCCGTGGAAAGTTTCACCAGCAGCAGCAAATACAGGTGTAGCAGCAAATAGTACTGCTGTACAACATTGGGGTAGAAGAGTT